TCTGGAATATGTGGTGTACAAGAAGACACTTCTTTCCATACAGTCTCAAGCAGGAACTCTAGAATTTGACTTTTTCATTAAGTACTTTCAAGATAATTTCTTATTTCAAAATTTTGGTGTAGCAGACTTTTATCTTCTGCAACAGAACCTTGAAATGACAAGAAAAATATTAGGTCAAGAAGGTTCCTTTAATGTTGTAGATGGAAGATATTTATTGTTATCCCCCGCACCTGTCACAACTCCACAAACAGTTATTATAGAATACAGAGCAATAAACTCAAATACAATACATCCTGCTTACAGGAATTGGTTGCAGAGGTACACTCTCGCAGCAGTTAAAGGTGTTTTAGGGCAAATTAGAGGGAAGTATGCAATTCTCCCTTCTCCAGGAGGTGGATCTCAGTTAAATGGGGAAGCTTTACTTATGCAAAGTAAAGAAGAAAAACAATTACTGATAGAAGAATTGGTTTCTGAGATCGAAGAGCCACCAGTGTTCACGGCATTCTAATGAATAAGGATAATAGATTTAAAGTTGGGGTAAAAATGCCCCCGCTGCCTACTATAGAGGACTCAACAGAACTAAGTCTGTTTGATCCTCAAAATCCCGATCTAGGTCTCCATAATCTCATTGATGAAGAGCAAATTCGGTTAGCAGGATCTAAAATTTTATATTATAAGTATTTTCAGAGTGATGGAACTATAGATCCTATCTACATGGAGGAGAGGATGAAAACCCTACACTCAGAACCAATAGTAGTATTTGGTCATTATAATCCATCTCCTATTGAAGAGAACCTAACCCAGTTTGGTATAGAATTAAGCAATGATCAGCTATTTACTTTTAATAAGAGTAGTATAGAAACAGTTTTGGGTCGTACTCCAATACCTCACGATGTAGTAAAACCTAAATTTCAAAATGTAAAGTACGAGATTATAGAGGTTCAGGAGGAGAGTTTTGAAATTTATGGAGTTTATCACTTAGTATGCGCTGCCCGAGTTCTTAGAGATTTTTCTGATGTTGTTAAAGAACCTCTCACAAAGAGAACAGAGAATATTTCTGCTATGAATGCCGAAACAGTGGTTCCTAATAGTCCTCTTTCTACTAGAGAAGATCTGAATAATCCATACGGAGATAGATAATGAGGTGGAAGACTAGGGATTGGATAAGGGGATTATTGAGCGATAAAATACAACCTCAACACCTTATATCATCGGCCTATAAAGAAAATTTAAGATTTATGCTTGCTTCGTTTTCTGGTTTTAAGATACGAGATCCTCAAAATGAACTTATAGATGTTCCATGTGTGAATGCAACCGCAGAGAGAGCAGTTGCAAAAATGTTTCAAGAAAATAACATAATTCTCCCCCTTGTAACGGTAGCACAGACCGTGAGCGATGAGGATACAGATCGTAGAAGAATAAAAGATTTACTAGTTAATGAAACTTATTGGGATACTAAAAGAAAAAGGGCTCTTAGAGTTATAAGTTTAGCCCCCAAAGCTATTACAATATCTTATGAAGTAAATATGTGGACTAAGTATAACGAAGATATGGATCAGCTTGTAGAACAAATTAGGTTATTATTAAATCCTAATTTAACTATGATTACAAAATATACTAATTCTACAATGGCATTTATAACAGGAGAAGAGAACGATTCTGTTACTGTGGTCGGCGACAGAGAAGATAGAATCATTAGACGAAGATTTGATCTCTCAGTGGAGGGATATATTCCATATCCTAAGTATTTAATAACTTCTACAGGAGAAATCACAGAGTTTAACACTGAGGTAGAAGTAATAACGGAAAATAAGACTTCGGTACTTGATGAAACTATTGATACTAGCTCAATAAACATATCAGAAACTGAGTCTTATACAAAAATAAATTAAAATTGTTTGTATTTATTACCTAAATATATTTAGAGGTTACGACACAGGTATAAATTATGGTTTCTAAAAAGAGTATAAAGAAAAAGAAGGTTAAGACAGTGACGGAAGTGCCAGCCTCTGTCCCTAAAATTTCTATGAAAACTGTTAGAAATGTAAGTCTACAAACGTGGCCTGTGCCTACGGGTAGAAATCAAACAATAAAATTAACTCCAGGAGCGTCTGTGGAGGTTCCTGCTTCTGTTATAACAGAAAGATTGCTTAATTTACATAAAAGAAGATTGATAAGTATTAATTAGGGAGAACATTAAATGGCTAAGTATCTAAGTCCAGGTGCCTATTTCACCGAGGTTGACATATCAGACTATCCCGCAGGGTCCAACTCTTCTGTGGTGGGGATAATTGGGTTTGCTTCAAAAGGACCAGTGGCGGGAAAGAGTGGGGATAAGGCTACCCTAATTACTAGCCAAGAGCAGTTAGTTTCTACATTTGGTAACCCAAGTGAGGACCTAGCAGGACAAGCGTTAGAAGGTGCTCTTGAAATATTAGAAGCAACCAATAGCACGTATTTTGTTAGGTGTGCTGCAACGTCCGCAGCAGAAGCTTCTGCTGCTATACCTATGGGAGTTTGTCCTGCTGTAGGTGTTTCTGCTTCACCCTCTGGTGGTTGGATAGGTCTCGATAATGGAGGAAGTTGGAATTATAGGTTTACAGTTACTACCTATGATAACACCAGAACTCAAGTATTAAATTCTAAAGTGTATAGCGTCCCATCGGGAACAATATCCCAGACTTATGCTAATGGAGGCAGGTCCATTGATGCCTTAAGAAAAGTTTTAGGGGGCTCTTTGGATGCAGATAGGATAGGAGCCTTTGGTACTGATGCAGATGCCTCTGCTTTTATCGTTAACCCCATAGCTGGTTCTGGTACTACCATGACCATTACTATGGAAGCGACTGATGATGATACTAATTGGACTGGGGTGAAAGGACTCCAACCTTTGGATTTGAGTGGAATACGCCATTCAGATTGGAGTACAGACGCATTGGCTGCAACTAGTGTGACGGTCTCTGGGGGCACATTCTCTGATCTGTATTACTGGACCAGATCCCGCTATACTGGAGCAGGATACAACGAAGGAACCACTCCCGCTGGGGCAACGTCAGGAACTTCAGTTGAGGTGAATGTCAATGGTAATTCAAATGTAGTTATTCAGGTTAACACTGATGGTACTGCGGCTGAGACCTTTAAGGGAGGAGCTACTTCCTCGGTATTCTTGGAAACTGCAATAGGAAAAACTAATGTAGATGCTACCTCAAGAGAGATAGTAGGATACTATACTAGTGCCCAAGGAAATGCTGCGGTAACAAGTGTGACTTCTATAGATAACTTCTATGATTTAACCACTGGTATTGGGGCGATGGCTGTGAACACTATGGCTGTAACAGACGGTTCTGGTATGGTGAGTTCGATGTGCGACCCAAGATTTATCAAGCCTGTTCAAGGTACTTATTCCTTGGCTGGTGGTGATAGTGGTATTCCCACTGAATCCGCTGCTAAAGAAACTTCTTTAATAGGACAGGTTGAGAGTGATGGTGGTAGGAGCGGCATAGAGGCTCTGGACGATGAAGGTGTTCCCGTTAGAATAGCCTTGATCCCTGATTTCTCTGAGCTTGATGGAGCACAAAATGCTCTTATTACTAAAGCTGAGACCACACAAAAATTCTTAGCTCTTGTATCTCCTCCATATGCTATTGGAAAACCTTCTGATGCTATTGATTGGACTAATGGCAAATCTACTGATAGAGCAGCAGCCATTAATAGTTCTTATGCCGCAGTTCATTGGCCTTGGGTTAAAACCTTTAGTGTCTTTGATGGTAAAGATAGGTGGTACGCCCCCGAGATTTACGCTGCAAGACAAATGGTAGCTACAGATAGAGTAGCCCAGCCATGGTTTGCTCCTGCTGGCTTGGCTAGAGGTCGTTTAACCAAGCCTGTAGATGTTGAAGTTGCATTAAATCAAGGTGATAGAGACTCTCTCTACAGTGGTGGAAATATAATTAATCCAATCACTAAATTTGCTCAAGATGGAATTGTTATCTTCGGACAGAGGACAGCCTTGAGATCAAATAAGGCAACCAACAGAATTAATATTAGACGTTTGCTTATTGAGATTCGAGATACTGTTGTTAATTCTACAAGACAGTTCGCTTTCGAGCCTAATGATAGATTTACATGGGATAGGATTGAGACTGTGGTAGCACCTATTCTTGATTCAATAAAGAGAGAACGTGGTATCACAGAATTTAAGGTAATTTGTGACGAAACAACAAATACTGCGGTAAGGGTAGATAGAAATGAGTTGTGGTGTAAAGTTCTCTTGAAACCCACAAAGACAGCAGAGGTTGTAGTGTTTGAAATAAACGTAACTAATCAATCAGCGCAGATAGGAAATTAAGGAGTAAATAATGCCAAAAGATGCAACATATTTTAATAGTAACGATGCACACAGGACTATAAATGCTGATGGGGATGGATTGCCCCTGGTATCAGAGGGACTTAACTCGGTAAGGGTCTACTCCTTTGAGTGTGAGTTTGAACTTCCCGCTGGAGTAGCCGAAGGGGGTGGTGACCCATTTTTGACTTTAGCTGCGAAGCAAGTAGGGAACACAGGGATGTCTGTTGAGGACATAGAAGTTTATCGTGTAAATGATAGGGTTTTCTACCCTGGTCGTCCTCGGCAGGAGGAGGTCGTGATTACTTTTGATAACCTCTATCTCAAGAAAGTATCTAAT